AAGCCGCTAAAGATGATAGTAAAGGATACATTATTGGTATATGTTTGCACGATAATTGCTTTCATAATATTGGAACAATTAAAGCCCATCATACAAGAATCGACTGGTGGTGCTCCGATTACTCAAATTGCATTCACAGACAATCCGACATTTTAAGCAGCTATCGTCCAGTCCAAACCTTGATCAATGGCTTACGTATGCGTTTATATTCTGCACAATACGATTCAAAAGAATATCCCCATTCTTGATCTTTCCAAATGTCTCCAAAGAGAGAAGGTCGATTATGTAATATTGGCGATTCTGTGTAAAATATACTGCCCATTACACGCTCCAATGAACATCGGTCAGCTCGTGTCAAGACATGTTTTAATAAAGCCCACAGGTTATACTTTTGTTGTATTCTAGAGAGAAAATCGTGATTAATGTAACTTTGCACTCCAAAACACCCATACCAAATATCAGATGGCTTAAACGCGAACATTGTTTCGTTTTCGGGTGCCAATTTGAAATGAATCGTATCGGCGTTATTAAGACAATTGGACAATCGCACGCAGTTCCCCATATTTTCGTTGTAATCAAAATGCCACAAGGGAAGAATATTTACCTTGCTAAGTTTTTCAAAATGAATACGTTTGTGGAAAAACACGCTATCGTGCAAGATAACTGCATTATTAAAGTATTTATTTTTGTGAAAATAGTAGTATGGTAACAATTCTCCTCTGCCTGGATACTCAGACGTTACGATTTGGATATTTTTGTATTCGAAATCAGCCTTTACAAAATATTGATTGCTATTGTCGTCAATAATGACTATTTTTCTAAATGGATAAAATCGTCGTATGCTTCTTACCGCATGGTTCCAATATTTGTTTGTTTTTTCAGAATTGACGTGCCTAGTAATAATAAATCCGTATGATGACATTGCTCAAGATAGTATTATAATTATACGAGATAAATATTTTGGCAGGGAACATTAAAGTATAATAAAATTTTTACAAAGATTTTTATTATACATCACTGAATAGGGTCTGTGATGGTGGGGTATATTTACACATATGACGGATAATCATCAATATTAATCACCTTTTCATTTCCAGGGATTTGTTTCTTGGGAAATGTAAACGCGTTAAACTCCTTGCGTTCCAATTGAGCTTGAGGGGTATGCTTATGCACGCATCGCGCAATCATTTTATATAACTTGAAATCGGGATACCTATCTGCCCCGTTATTCTTGTACAACACGTTCAACCCATTGTCATCCAAACACCACTCAACGATGAGTCTTGTTATAGTATCACATTTACTTAAATCTTTGATACTATCCATATCGTCAACCATATAATCAAACATGGAACAAGCCAATCTGCATAAATCGAAACTATAATTCGGCTCTAATCGCGGTTTTTTATCGTTAAAGTATGGTTCAATATTGTATTGAGTCGCAGCATCGCCACCAAAACTAAAGCTGTCGCTGCATAAAACCTTTCCATCGTATTTATAAATACCTCGCCCAAAATCTATAATTTTGAATATTTTACCAAACGTCGGAACACGATAATACTTGTTCTTGAAACAATAATACACGAATTTCTTATCCGTCGGCACATACATTACATTATTTGTATGTAAATCATTGTGCGTAAAGGCGAATACTTTTTGGTAGGTAATTAATGTCATAATAATTTGCATCAATGCGGACATCCAATGAATTTCGTCCATGTCGGTTTTCAACATGAGATTATCCAGCGTATCCTGACATTGCTCCATGCAAATAACTTGTACTGGATATTTCGGAAATGTTACATTTATACATTCATCCTCACTTGTATCATCATCTTGATCGTCGCTATTTTCATCGGTCCATTCTTCTGTAGAGTTATCATCACCGCAACTATCCGAGTCTCTAGTATGACTTGTTCTAGAAGAGCATGAGCTGTCTGAATCCACAGACTCTGAATTATGGGAACTCGGCGCATTAAGTGCAAATGTTTCCATACTCAATTCTTTCAGATTATCCGTTGTTAATGCGAATACATTATCATCAGGTTGAGAAGTATCAAATACTTCATTAAAAAGTATATCTTCTATTGGATCAATTGAAAAACTACAATCCTTCCCAGTTGCGTCAATTTTAATAGCGGGAAGATTCTTCTTACTTGTATCATCATCAAATAAAGCACTATAATCTTCAATCTGAAATAGCTCGTTTTTATTCTTGTTGAAAAAATCCGACTTGATCAAATAATCCAAGTCGTCAAAGACATTTAATTTAAAGTTTTTCTTAATGGACAAGAATGAACCATAAAACTCTATTCCGTGTATGAATCCGTGCTTAAACAACAATTGACTGGTTAAATGAGAGAAAAAGCTGTCAACGTAGGCTGAATTATTCACATCTAATAGTTTTGAATTAACAGAAGAAGCCGTAGAATTTATGGAAGGTAAATTCATTAGTGAACCATCCGTTACATCGTATTTACCAATCAAATACCTTATTGGATCTAATAAAGGAGCCATCTTACAAAAGACATTTTTGGGCTTTATTTTTACTTGGTCGTCGTTTGAATTCTTCAGCGAACACTTGTATAGATTTTGATTACCATCGACATTGTTAATCACATTGGTAATATACAAGGCATGATTCAAATTGATACTATTAAAATTTGTTTCATTTAACGTCATTAGTTTAGTATAAATTGGAATATAATTTTGTGTGTCAACTAAATCGAATCTTTCTAAAGATTTGAATAATTCAGTGTTTTTACGCTTCTTATAGTTGACTAGATCGTTCATATACTTCGCATTTAGAAAATGTGGAAGGGATTCAACGCAAATAGAATGTAATGCATGGCGTAATTTTGTCACATAAATTTGTGATTTAAGTGATTGTGATTGCGTAGAATTCCCTCCACTTTTTCTAAAATGGATTATATATACAGAAGATATGACATTAGAATTAAAAAGATTTGACATGAAAAGTATAAGTTTTAAGCCAAATGAAAGCAAGGGACCCGTTGTGGTGCTTATCGGACGTCGTGATACCGGTAAGAGTTTCTTAGTTCGCGACTTGTTATATTATCACCAAGACATCCCTATTGGCACAGTAATTTCAGGGACAGAAGAAGGCAACGGGTTTTATGGTAAACTTGTGCCAAAACTTTTTATTCATAATGAATACAACACTGCAATCATTGAGAATATCCTAAAGCGTCAGCGGTCTGTTCTGAAACAAATCAAAAAAGAAGTTGAAACATTTAAGCGTAGCACGATAGATCCGCGCACATTTGTTATATTGGATGATTGTTTGTATGATAATACGTGGTCTAGAGATAAGATGATGCGCTTGTTGTTTATGAATGGTCGTCATTGGAAAGTCATGCTAATAATTACCATGCAATATCCGTTAGGTATTCCGCCGGCCCTTCGTACAAATATTGATTATGTCTTTATTTTGCGTGAGCCATATATTGCAAACCGCAAGCGTATTTTTGAAAACTATGCAGGTATGTTTCCCACATTTGAATCGTTTTGTCAAGTGATGGACCAATGCACAGAAAATTACGAGTGTTTGGTCATTAACAACAATGCAAAATCAAATAAACTACAAGAACAGGTTTTTTGGTACAAGGCAGATTCACACAATGACTTTAAGTTGGGGTCAAAAGAGTTTTGGGAACTTTCAAAGGATATGCACTCGGATGATGAAGAGGAAAAGTACGATCCAGGCAATAGTAAGAAAAAGGGTGCAGGCCCAAAAATAAGTGTGAAAAAAACAAAATGGTAAGGGTAAATGAATGGGTGGGAGGTAGGCTTTAGCATAATTTTTTGTTTGTGAAAAATATTGTAACTTCGGTAATTGTAAATTAGTTAAAATCTTATATTTTAAGTAATTTAGTTTTATAAATATGGCGGCGGACGACATTCATGACGGACTTGTTGATAACAGATTGACAGAAAAGACTATTTTATTTTCAGTTGGGCATAGATGTACTTCTGCATCTCTCATTAAGGAGATGAGACACAAGTTTGAAACCTACCCATTTGATTGGGTTGTATCAAAATTGGACGTATTGGTTCATTGTATCGAGACGGACTTTGTAGAGTATTTGCGAGTAGAGAATTATTTAGATAAAGAGACAGAAACCTTTAATTTGTGCGACGATGTTAAGACTCATGTTTGCAATGAAAACATAGTTTATAATAAATACTATGAAACCGAATATTTACTCGACAGCCCAGAAAATAAAATTGGAACGTACGGAATGAAACTCGCTATGACCCATCACGATATCCGAAAGGAAAAAGATTATCAATATTTTCAAGGTTGTGTTGAACGATTTAAAAAGATACTTGCGTTACCTGAACAAAAGTTTTATTTGTACGTGCATCCTATTATGGGTATGACCGAGTATGAATTAAATGTAGGATATGGAGGGCTTTTTACCTATTTTAGCGCCTTTTCAGATTATTTAAACACTAGAACAGACAATGCGGTTGGAATATTTTTTTTGGTAGTTAAGAATCATGCGCGAAGAGGAGAGGTTGACATCTTGTTTGAAACCGAGGGTATTATTGTGCAAACGATATTTGCTAATCAAGACTTGATTGATAGCGGAGGTGTGTATAGCGGCGATTTTTACACAGAGCAACACAAGATGTTGATTACTATTGAGGCTATTGTTGCAAAGAGAAAAGAAGCATTCAAAAATAAACCTCAACCCTCAAAGGAGTTGGAAATGTCTTAATCATCTACGATGCGTTCTTACGCGATTCTTTCTAGTTCTATTTTTTCTGCGTAGTTTGGTTTGACGGGTTTTGTATTTTCTTCCACCTGATTTCTTAGGATTGCGCGCAAACCATCCATCCGAAAGACCCCATGCTGTTGCGGGGTCTATCCGCTTATTGAATACTTCTTGTAGTGCTTGTTGTTTAAACGGGGTTACGAGGCGGTCTTCTGCGGTTTGAAAAAACCGCCAATAATAGTTATCCATTGGGCTAGTATCGAAGTTAATATCTATCGTCCTCCCTGGCCTAAAAGTATCGGTGCCAGGAGCTACTATTGTAAACTCCATAAAAGAAAGACCAAACCCCCAACCACTCCCCCAAATTTTATTAAACCTACCTAAACTCTGGTCTATAAGCCGTTGTGGTAGA